AGTTTGTCCCTAGTTTCATGGTGGTTCCGATCTGGAATTCTTTTTGGTTGTAGGTAAGTGTTGGATTCATATAGTCGAGGCCAATTTTTACTGCGTGGGGGGCTATATCCTTGCCGTTCTTAACATCGTTAAATTGGAAGGTTAAGCTGTCGTGGGTCTGGGCTAGTAACTCTATCTTGCTCATCTCTTCGTCGTTCTGCCAGCCGATCATTCCAACGCGAGTTATGTCGAAAGTGGTACTTTGGGGGATGAAGCTGTAAGCTGCGTCGAACAACTGTGGCCCCCAACCGTCCATGAAGCGGCGCTGACGGCCGAAGCAGTTTGTCAGCATTCTGTTCTTCCGTAGCTGTTCCTGTATCTTTTGATGCCATTGCCTAATTCCAGGATATGCCTGGTGGTAGCGTTCAACCAGGTCGCTGGCGTCACCCTCTTGTATCTCGTTCTCGAGGGCGAAGCGCCGATACTGCATATCGTAATTCAAGCCATGATTGGACTTCTTAGCCGCCTGTCGTATAGACATAGAACGTGGGAGCCACCACTCGTTGTCCATCTCCAAGTCGGCGCGTAGGTTGCTGATCTTGATGGGGTCAGTACTTAGCCCTACGACTTTGTTCTCAAGTTCAACAAATTCCTTGTTAGAGTATGAGATTAAAACACCAGTTGCAACGTGCGGCGAGAGTCCAGCCTCGATCACCTGGATCATGGCTCCATCGTTTGCGACGTAGGCCACTATTACCCATTCGGCGCCGGCTTTGTCTAGCTCAACTAGCAGGTTCAATGCCTTGTCTCCGATCCCTCGTCGATATAGATCCTGTTAATCTCATCTTCCATGCTCTCGATGATACCTTTGGCAATCATGATAGCGGTTGTCGCACAGGCTCCTTCCGGCGCCCCGGTATCTTTTCTTATATGATTAGAGAGATTATTCATTATCTCCATGAAGGCATCTAGAAACTCTTGTGGAGTCCTATATTTCTCAATACGAACAGTCATGTTGCCACCAAGAAGCCTTTAAAGTCTGGGTGTAAGTTTTGCATATTTAATCCAGTTCCGAAGATGGTCTTACTGCTGGATAGTCTGCCAGTGGTTGCTCCACGGGGGTTATAACTGCATCTAAGCATTCCGTCTTTATCGAACTGAACCTCAAGGTAGGTGCCTTGTAGCTTGTTAAGCGCCCTGATTTCTTGAACCAACTTGGCTTCTGGTAGGTTGTATCGACGGTATATTCGAGACATAGCCTTATCGTCAGTTGTAGGTCTACCTGTCGTTCGCGAGATATATGGCTTGATTCCTTTGTGGATATAAAAGTACTCCTGACACTGCTTGGGCGACGCCGGGTTAAACTCGTGGTCAGCCACCTTAGAAAGCTCATCCTCCTTCTCCTTTATCTTTTCCTCCACCTCTTTCTTTGTTGCCTCAAGGCGGTCTTTGTCAATCCCAAAGCCGCGTATCATCATGTAGAGTAGTGAAGGGAACATCTCTACAGTGTCCAAATAGGTCTGCATGAAGCCCTGCTTCTCGGCTTCCTCAGATAGGCTATTCCATAGATCAAAAGCGGCAACTGAGTCCTTAGCATTGTACTGCCAAAAGATCTTAATGTCGCCACCAGCTCCTCGGTGCATCTTACCGTCGTCCTTGTAATATGGTATATCAGTGTGCATTGAGCACAGGAAGTCCAGTCCCTTAGGAAAGTCTGGAAACATTATGTGGTGTAGTATCATAGTGTCCCCAACTGGACCGGATGTATGTATGTTCATCTGTTGCAGGAGGAAAGAGATGTCGAATATTAGATTCTGGCCTATCTTCATAATCTTCGAGTCTCGCAATATCGCAGCTATCGCCATCCATATCTCTTCTTCTTGCTCAAGTGAGAAATAGTCGGCGCCGCTATCTTTTACAAGAGGAACTGACATACATTCGGTAGGGCTTTTTGCGAATGATATACAGTGGACTTGGTGGTTAATCACCTCGATGTCAAAGGCCACCGCGGGAAGCTCTAAGCAGTCTTTCAGGTACGCCATAACGTCGCTGAATGACGGTCCTGTTATGATGTTCCTCTGTAGTAGGTTTAGCTCCGGACTCTTGCTCTCCCTCTTCGCTCTATCCAAGTCCGAGATCAGAAGGTGACGCCATAAGTATTGGCCCCGGAGACACGCCGCTGGATGAACAGTAGGGACAAGTTTCTTTTTCGCTATGTGTTCGCCCCCATTTAAGATTGATCCCCGCCACTTGAGAATCCTTGAATCTCCAAACACGCATGACAGTGCTGTGCCTCCAAGTGGTACTACCACATTCGCACCGCAGTTCGATAACCGCTGGAAAGCGTGTTCGGACATCTCTTGTCCCTTTAGAGTCAGTCCGTCCTTCTTCGTCCATAGTATGTCTCCTCCTTCATCCCTTACGGTGTTGCCAGTCTTGTCCTTGACCACCTGGACCTCAAAGATGTTGAGAAGATAACATTCCCGGCGAACCATCTTGGCGCTGTGCATACAGGTTTCTAGTAATTGGCCACTTGGTCCAACCAAAGGACGGCCGAGGCGAACCTCACTCCGCGCCGGGGCCTCACCCAGTATGCAGATCTTACTTTCAGGATTGCCTTCTTCGTAAGGTGTGGTCATTCCTCTTCCACCTTCATATCCCTATAAACTGCATTGATAAACCGCGCTTTACATAGCTCATCCAAGTCCCACCCAAACCCCATACACTGGTTTAAGTATGTAGCCCTGAGTGTGACCCCAGAGCCAAGGAATGGAACGCAGACCATTTGCTTAGGATAACAGAATGTCTCCATTATCTCTTGCATCAATGCAATAGGTCGTTCAGTGGGGTGGGTCTTGTTTTGGGGCGGGACAGGTTCAAAGTGGAACACGTTGCTGCGGCCTGGGCTACGGAGCCTGGGTTGTCCTTTACGGCAAATAAAGAACGGCTCATACGCACTCCCCAGCATCGTGTCAGGGCTAGCTGTTTGACCCGCAGAGCCCTTAGTCCATATTGCCGGTATGTCCCCCACCTTGAACCCTACTTTTCGTAGGATAGTTACCACAGGATCGTACCACTGTGGGCCTAACCACCAGACCATGAAAGCGTGTTCGGACATTAGCGAGTAGCAACTCTTGGCGACGGTTTCTACAAAGGACGGATACTCCTTGGCGTCGATCTCATTATAGTTGTCCATTTGGGCAAGGTCTTGATTACGGTCTTTGCGACTATGAAGGTCAACCCCATATGGAGGGTCAACCTCAACAAAGCCAACCTTGCCACGGCTCCCTTTAACACGAGCCATCCCCTCAATCGCGTCCCCAATCTTGTAAGCATTATGACAGGCCTTGTAGACCTCCTTGAACTTTGGGTCATCTTCAGCCATGAGCGACGATGTTACTACATCCTCACGAAGCTGTTGGTATGCTTTCCAGGCTTCCTTCTCCGTAGCTTTTTCAGCCAGCTCAGGTATGGCCTCAATCATTTCTGCCAGTTGCAACCTGCGGCTGGTCATGCCTTTAGAGCCGCCCATTAGCTCGGCCTGGTCGCGTTGGCTCCAGTCTGGGTCCTTTTCCTTCCTCAGCTCGTAGATACGACGCTCTAGGTTGGCCCGTTCAACCCAGGTGAAATCCTTCCTTAGGGTGTTCTCGATAAGCTCGATCTCTCGGCTATCAAGCTCTCCATGTACCTCAAGAGTAATGGCCGGAACAGTTTTGAGGCCAGCAATTCCAGCCGCCGCCAGCCTACGTCCTCCAGCCAGCAAGTTACCCTTGCCGTCGATAGAAATAGGTTGAACCAGACCTTTTTCCCCAATGCTGATAGCCAGCTCCTCAATGTCTCCCAGTTCCTCACGAAATCTATCTCCTACCTTAACGTCGCTAACCTTGACTTGTCTGATCTTCATTTAATGCCTCCAGAAATTCCCTTTGCTCCTCAGGAGTCATAGCGGCAAAGGCTGCCCTCACCTTCGCTCCTTTGTCCTGCGCACGTTTGGCTTTTACTGTAACCGCGTGCTTGCTAATCTTCCTATCGTCCCTTATGTCTCGCAGCTTTGCTAAGCGCTCATCTGGAGTCATACCCTCAAGGGATTGTTTCAGTTCCTCAAGTCTATTAGTCATTTCTTCTTCCTCGGTATTATCTCATAGTCACCCTCCAACACTGCCCCGTAGATTAGCTTACCATGCTTTTCCCCGGCGTCCACTGTTTTCTCAAGCAAAATCCTCAGGAGTGACGCGCGGAGGCCCCAGGGTATACTCTTGGCCTTCTTAAATAGCTCGTTGGAGATGCTAAAGGAGAGTCGATGTTTCTTAGCCACTTTTTAATTCCTGTTCTTAAATGAAAGAGGTCAATGAGATAATGTACAAGGAGCAACGGGCGGGAAGCGGTGGGTGACGGTGCCTCTGTCGTGAATAATGTACACAATGCATCGCATAATGTACGAAATTCCCCATTACTCCGCTTCCCTTATCCCGTTAAACCCATGTTCTTAAAAGCTAACCAACGCCCATTCTTAGTGTCGCAAGACCAGTGGCTCCGAGTAACCCGAACAGCATATCCGCTTGGTCGGCACTTAGCCAACCCATTTGACTAGCGAACACTACCCCGGCCACTAGTAAGGCCACAATATAGGTCTTTTTACCTTTAAGGAAGTCCATAACTACCTCCTGTATGATAATGCTCTTGTCCTACTGGACCCTCGGGCAAGAGCGGTGGGGGTCACGACCCGGAGTTGGCCTGTCCAGCCCTGGCCTCTACAGAGACCTACGTGATTACTCCTGCACCACAGGAAGCATAAGAGAGTTGCGAACTGAACCTTCGTACTCTTCTTGCTTCAAGCCTAGCGTCGCGGTGCAGCCTATGATGTCCTCACCGTTGAAGCCTTTCTTTTCGAACTTGACGCCAAAAGCCTTGAGAAAGCGGCCATTCATCCGCATCTTCGTACGCCTCTTCTCTGTATCGTCGTCGTCGTTCGGGAACGTGAGGTAGTGAAAAATGGTAGCCGAATCAGGAAAGTCTGGGTGCTGAACTTTTATCATGCACATAATCTGGACCGACTTTCCATCTTTGGCTGTCTGCTCCTTGATATCCTCGACTCGAACTTCGTATTCGCCTTCCGGTACTGGTTTGTCTTCATAGTCATCGCCAAGACCTTCAATCTCAATGAAAGACATTTCTTACTCCTTGTTATTGAGTAGCTTAGCTACGCCAAACTGCTCAGGTTCATCGAAGTCACGGATTGTGACATCTTCATACATTTCCAGACCTCGTATAGAGGAACGGATAGTCTGAAGTCCTCGGTCAGCTGGGCGTGTCTGCACTACGTATTTTATCTCCTTATCTGTGCTTTGGCACTGTGCTAACCATATATTGCTCATTACCAGTGGTACTTGTTTCTTTGCGCTTCCTGATAGGGCTAGTTCTACGCTGATCGTCTTAGTGGTGTCGTCTTGCCACGAATCTGTGTGGCCTGTGAAAAAGGTGTTAACTTTTTCCGAAGTTGCTGACCGTATCAGGTCACTGATCTTTGAGCCTACTATGCGGTAGTCAGCTATGTCCTCCGGCTTGCCGAAGCGGTTATTTACATAGCTTTGACGATTGTGGCAAGCCTTTTGTAGTAACGTTATGGAGTCGAAGCAGACCCAGTCATATGGCTTGAAGAAGTCTTCTTTTGCCTTAGCCGCTATGTCCTCGCACCAGTCAACGTAGACTTTAGGTTCCCGTGGGTCTGCTGGCCTATCATCTGTCCTTGCTCCTTTGTTGAAGCCTTTGATAGTAGCATCTATCTCTAGTGCTTCTGGGAGCCATTCTTCATAGTCAACGTCAGCTCCCTTGAGAGAACGTAGGCCGTTGGGGTCGAAGATGTAGACAAATTTACGGCCTGGTAGTGTACGGATTAGACTGCTCTTACCTGAGCCTGGGACGCCCACTACCAAGATATTTTCATATATGGATGGCGCGGCGTTCTTAGCGTTGTTTACCATATTTGCTCCTTTATGTGAACGGAAAGTAGATCAACTTCCTAAAAGGACAGTGAGAACAAAAAAGATTAGCGCTGCTACCCAGTCAACAGAAGCGTTAAGCATTAGGGTTCTCCAATCCTATCTTGTCCAGTCCTAACCTCTCAAATGGCGACCAATGTTCTTCCTCGTAGCCACCGGGGAGATCTCTACCAATGGGGTTAGGTATCATCTTGCAGAGGTCTATGTATGGACAGTTCCTAGCAAAGTCCTGGCAACTGCTGGTGTTCTTGGGGAATGCGGCCATGTATGGTTCGTCGGAACCGTTCACTGACTGTTCCTTAACAGCATTCCAGTTTCCTTCGATCTCATCAATCCAATGATGAGTCTCCCATAGCCAAGCATCTAGCTGATTAAACTGCCTTTCGATTGGGATAATCTTGAAGAAGTCATGCTCAGTTTTGTGTACAAGAGCAGCGTCGATCCAGCAGGACTTTACTTCGTCGCCATATAGGACTCTGGCGGCGTGTAGGTATCCGTCAACCTGACTGTTGGGGGAGAAGGAGTCTATGAACATAGGCCTAAAGCCTCCTTGTCTTGCATAGAGGCTAGTAGTCTTATGCTCACCTATGATGATACCTTCTTTGACGCGGAACACTTTATCAAACCGGCCCACATAGAAAAGTGTCTCATCCTCAGGGTCGAGTGGAACTGCAAAGGGTTGCTCGATGGACAGTAGCTCGAAACTATCTCGTTGAAATAGGCTACGCCTTGCGTCAACGTAGCCATAGAGCATCTCTAATGCAACCATAGGGTTACGGAAACTCAACCTGTATTGCCATTCCTCGTCTATGTCATCAGTCTCGGGGCCGCCGCCTTCAACCCAGGTCTTCATGAACGCGGCATAGCCAAGCTCTGCAACCTCTTGGGTGCCCAACGATTGGGCATTGTTAGATTCGGACATAACCTTCCATACTTCATCCATAGCACTGTGCCATGATGAGCCGAAGAGTAGAGGCGGTGAAAAGCCTACACTAACCCAATCCATAACGTGCCGGTAGAAGAACTTTCTTGGACAAGTCCTAAATTCGGACACCCGAGTGTTATCATAGTATCTATCCTCCATGATTTCCTCCTAGTTGTGATAAGCCTGATGGTGTATTATGACATATTTCGCGCCACTTTGCACGTTAAATTTCACAAGTTATAACTTTTTAGAAGATATTCCACCCCTCCCCCCTAGACTGAATAGTTTTCCTATAGTTCCACGTGGGTTATATAGCTTTGGCCCACCCCTGCCAGCGGAAATTGCCTTCTGTCTCTTGACCTTCTCTGCGTGCTTTTTCTTACGTCTAGCTAATTGATCTGCTTTCTGCTTCTTGGTTAAAGCTTTCTGCTCTTTAGGGCTAAGTTTGTCAAACTCCTTTCTCCGTCTGCGCATTTCTTTCAGTCTTGGCATATATCGTACTCCTATATCTCACAAGTTCGAGCGCCCGTGTTAGGGTCAATAGTACACCCCTCTTCGCCCTTGTCATCTAAGCTCTCAATGATCCCGAATCGTTTCCCGTTCCGGTTGAACGTAGTGCATCCCTTGGCGCCG